GAGACGACATTATCAAGATGGCGAAAGAGGCTGGAATCGAGTTTTACCCGTCACCAACAAACGATGTGCGGTTCTGCTTATTTAAGAACCTTGAACGCTTCGCCGCACTTGTTGCAGCACATGAGCGTGAGGCGTGTGCGAATTTGCTCTTGAACGTAGACCTCAGCTCAATGGATGCTGACCATCGCTTGCAAAGCTGGACTGCGACGGTGCTGCTGAATTTTTCCGCCGCCATCAGAGCAAGGGGTGAGCAATGAAACTCGATTACCCACCAGTAGTAAGACAACTCGCCAACAAAGCGGACATGTACCACTATAAGCAGACGACCACCTGGCAAGAGATTGCACAGCGAAAATTGCCAGACGACTACTTTCAAGAGTTCTTATTTCGCAGAGCGGCTGATGCTATTGCACATGAGTTTACTAAAAAGGTTTACAACCATACCTATATACAACGCTATGAAGCACCTGAAGGTGTTGTCCTAAAACTAGATGCCGTGGCACTAACTTACAGGGAGTTATTAGACCTCTTATATCAAGCATATGCTGAGGGTCAAAGTGATGGCATGAGGCGTAATTTCCAAATTCCATCGGAGATGAATGACATCAGAGCAAGGGGTGAGCAATGACCGGCGCTGAGATACAACGTATGGCGCATAACCTCGGACTTGTTCACCATACCGATCAAGTCAAATGGTTAGTCCGTCAGATCCTAAAAAAACACAAACCGCTGACCAAAACCGAGAAGATCTACCTTAACCACCTTACTCAGCCTTACTCGCTGATAGAGTTATCAAAACACTTTGGCTGCACGACAGAGGGCGCAAGGAAGCATTTGAAAGCACTGATGGCAAAAGGTCTTGTGGACAGGGAGACTCGGTATAAATGGACTGAAGGCAAACACGGAGCGTGGGCGTGGTACTACTTCAAAAAATGAAAGACTACACCGCAGGTCATACGGTCTGGATGACACCCAAAGACAAGACACCACCGCTAGGTTCTAAGATGCTCTTACTTAACCCCAGTGGAGTCTGTGTCATTGGTCACTGGGCAGATTGGGCAGTAGCGTGGGCTCCTTTGCCGAAGGTCCCTGAGCACATTAAGGAGTTACTGTGAACGACCCGATAAACCCAAAGCACTACACAGAGCATCCGTCTGGTGTTGAGTGCATCCAGATCACCGAACACATGACCTTTAATTTAGGAAATGCAGTTAAGTACATTTGGCGAGCAGACCTAAAAGGAAAGCAAGTCGAGGATCTTAAGAAAGCAATTTGGTATATCAACCGAGAAATTGAAAGGATAAACAATGGATCTCAAGAAAGCAGCAAGACAAGCGTATGTGAACAGTCTGACTCAGGATCTTACGGATTGGGACAAAATTGAACTACAACTTGAAGAAATAGAAGAGATGTCGGCTGAGTTAGAAGAGAAAAGTAAAGAGCTGCTCAAGTCAATCGAAGCGTTCAAAAAGGACCTTGATTCCAAACATTGAGCGAATTACAATGATTTCGGACCTCCTCCTTGTTGGTTAGCCCTCGCAATGAGGGCATTTTTTTAGGCAACGCAATGAAAAAGCACTTTCTGGAAGCCTTGCGAGCTGAACGACCGGCTAAAAGTCCGGGCGAATTCATTATGTGCCTGTTACACGGTGTCACCAACGCACACATTCTTCATCTACAGTCTAAGTCTTATGCCGAGCACAAAGCTCTAGGCTCTTACTACGATGACCTCGGTGACTTAGTAGATTCAGTGGTGGAACAGTATCAAGGTCTGGAAGCTAAGATTCTCAACTACCCTGTCGAGTACAGAGCACCAGAGCAAACAGCAATAGCTGAATTAGAGTACATGCTTGAGTATGTAAGGGTCTATAGAAGCTCGATGGGTGATGACTCAGCCATACAAAACAGTATTGACGAGATCGTTGCGCTCATGCAGTCAACGCTTTACAAACTCAGATTCCTAAAGTAATGCCCTACAAAAAGACATCAAAGGGATGGTACTGGGGAAGCAAGGGACCATTCCCCACCCTACAAAAGGCTCAGTCTGTAGCAAGAGCAGCATACGCATCAGGATATAAAGATGCCGCGAACACCGAAGCAAACAACCTGTCGAGAGTTAGGTTGCAAGAATCCAAAGGTCAACGGCTCAACATTCTGCACTGACCACGGTGGATCACTCACGGAAACCAGACGATCATTCAACAAGCTGTACAACACAAAACAATGGAAGCAATTTAGACAGATTCAGCTATCAAAGCACCCGATCTGCGCTCGATGTCAAAGCCTAGGAAAGATCGCACCTGCCCATCACGTTGACCACATCATCCCGCACAAGCAAGACAGGGACAAATGGATGGGCAACCGATTTCAGTCTCTTTGCCACGAGTGCCACTCCATCAAAACAGGGCTCGAAAAGAAAGGCGAGGCTCACGATTATGTGAGGGGCGAGATCATCCCGTTATAATAAATTTAATAAGTTAAAAAAAATCGACACTACGCAAGCGCAAGCGCGGCCTCAACTTTCTGCAAAGTTGGTTTTTAGGGGGGGTTAACCCAAAATAGGGAATTCCCCTTGCGTGGCTACGCAAAAAGACGCACATTAGATGCAAAGGAGAGAACCGTCATGACCGCAAGAATTCCCGTTGAAATCCATCGTATTCACGGAACCAAAGGAACGAAGGAAGGCGTATTCCTGCCAGAGGACTTAAAACGCAGGATTCCTTTTGCTGAGTGGGCAGATAACCCCAAATCGTTTACGCGCAAAAAGTTCGTCAAGGAAACGGCTGATTATTTGTTCAGCGTGTATGGGATTGGCTCGGAGCAAGACCGGCACACGCTGATGATGCTTGCCGATCAGCTTCAGATCTACATTGACGCAAGGTCGGCGATAGATAGTCAGCCGCTTATTGTGGAAACTAACGCTGGTAAAACGTTTGCGCCTAATCCTTACATCAGCCTTGCAAATAAGGCGATGGAGAATGCCATTAAACTTATGTCTGAGTTGGGGCTAACACCAAAGTCTAGGTTGGCAGCCAATAAGCTCGATGACAACACGAAAATAAACGACTTCCTGAAAGGACCTAAGTTCGGAACATGAAACTAGAAGATGGGATTGAGTACGCTGTTAGCGTAGTAAAGGGTGATATTGACGCGTGTAGAAATGTGCGTCTCGCTTGCCAGCGGTTTCTAAATCACATAGAAAATAAAGAATGGGAATGGATATTTGATCCCGGCCCTGTCAATCACTTTCTACAGTTCACCGCACTTTGCAAGCATGTAAAAGGTCAATGGGCTGGACATCCCGTTACGCTGGAGCCTTTCCAGATTCTTATTATCTGTGCCATCTACGGATTCAGGAGTAAGAAAGACAGACAAAAGCGGATGGTGCAGGATGTCATTGTCTACATCCCGCGCAAGGCTGGTAAATCGACATTAACGGCGCTGATCGCACTTTATGAGCTAGGGTTTGGAGAAGCAGGAGCTGAGGTTTACACGCTCGCTACAAACCGGGATCAGGCCTCAATTGTTTTCACGACGGCTAAGGGCTTTGTTGAGACAATGCCGAAAGAACTCTCCGGTTTGTTTGTTCCCGGTAAGTTTACGATCACCAAATCTGGCGACAGCCAGAGCATGATGAAAGCTCTTTCCAGAGACACTAAAAAGACCGGAGACGGGCTCAACCCTTCTTGCGCGATCATTGACGAAGCGAGCCAGATCGTAGACAGGAATGCGATTGAGGTCTTGCATTCAGGGATGGTATCTCGGCTTAATCCTCTTCGGCTATACATTACGACCGCTTCTTTTACTCGCGACACAAAGTTTTTCGAGGACTTTCAGGTGATGGAGCATATCCTCCATCAGGATGTTCCTGACAATCCTCGATGGTTTGGCCTTCTTTACTCTCTGGATGCCGGAGACGATTGGAGAGACGAAAAGACGTGGGCTAAAGCTAACCCGATGCACAATATCTCGGTTTCGCACGACGCGATTGTTGCGCGATGTGAAGAGGCGAAGATTAAGCCCGCTGCGCTTAACGAGTTTCTTTGCAAAACACTTAACGTTTACGTCTCTGCTGAAACCGCGTGGGTCGATAGGACTCACTGGGATGAATCCGTAGGGCTGACAGAAAGAGAACCCGAAGCTGTATTTATCGGTTTTGACCTAGCAGCAACACGAGATCTAAACGCGGTTTGTACGTTAAAGAGGTTTGCCGAGGACGATTACGAAGCCGAGTGGAAGTTCTTTCTTCCCGAGGATGGCTTTGAATTACTGCCTACTCATTATCAAGACATCTTTAGACAAGCGATCAATTCGGGGATCTTGCACATCACGGAAGGTAACGTGATGGACGATAGAGAGATTTCGGCGTATATTATTGGGCAAAGCCAGAAATACGACATAAAAGAAGTAGGCTACGACGCTTACAATGCTGCGGCTTTAGTAGCAAGGCTTTATGAAGTTGGAATGCCGGTAAAGAAAGTCGGTCAAGGAATGGCGGTGCTTTCTAACCCGTCGAAGCATGTCGAGCGACTCATTCTAAGCCACAAAATCAGACACGACGGAAACCCATTCTTAGGACATCAACTGGGCAATTGCGAAGTGTTTACAGACGTTCAAGGCAACATCAAAGTCAAGAAAGCCGGTGTGGATCGCCACGCTAAGGTTGACGGGATTATTGCCTTGATTATTGCGATGCACTGTAGTCTGGACAACCCGATGCCGTCTGAATCGTACGGATTCAGAGTCTTTTGAGGATAAAAATGGGCTTATTCGACGTATTTAAGCGTAAAACAGACAAAAAAGAGTCGAATTCGCTCTTTGGCAACACTGTTTTAGGCAACAACGTCATGCTCCGCGGTAAGGGGCAGGGCTACGGATCTAACCAATTACTGTATGTAACGACCTCTGCTGTTAACGAAGCAGGGCGAACTGTCGATATAACGACACTTGCTAGAAACTCAACTGTAATGGCTTGCGTAGGGGCAAAAGCACGTTCTCTTGCTCAACTGCCTGTAAAGATCATGTCTAAGCAGGCTGACGGCACGTTTGTGGACACACAGACCGATCCGACTGTTCCTGAACGCGAAAAGAGCCGAGCAGCAAGCGTTCTTAATTTGCTTGCGAATCCTAATAATTTCCAGAGTCAATACGAGTTTTGGTATCAGTTCACAATGTGGCATGAGCTAGCCGGTGAGACTTTTGTATTACTCTGGAGGAAAGACGCGCAGGAACCGACGCAGATCCCGCTGGAGATGTACGTCTTAGACTCGACGCTAATCGTGCCGAGGATCTCAGAGACGCGTTATCCCTTCTACACGCTTACAAGTTCGTCTTACGGCTTCAATAAAGACGAGCCACTCAAGTACTTTCAGGTGATGCACACGAAGAGCGAGCCGTGGCAAGGTTCCAGTTCGTTCAACCGCTTGCAAGCTGTCGAGTTGGTTTCCTTAGATCAGGACATCGACCTCTATTCCAACTTCATTATGCTTAACGGTGCAAAACCCTCGGGTTTATTCCGTACTGAGCAAGTCATCCCTGACTCAAAGTTCAAAGAGATTGCTAGCAGGCTAAAAGAAGCGTGGACGAACATGCTTAATAGCCAGCCTTCGGATCAGAGTAAGCCGGGGCAGTCTATGTTGTTGGATCAGGGCATGACCTACGAAGCCATCAAGCCTCTCACGCTTCAGGATGTGGATGCAAGAGAGCTTAAGAAACAAACAATGACGCGAATTTGTGGATTGTTTGGTGTGCCTCCCGCGATGATCGGAGTCGGTGAGTCAAAGTACAACAATACTCAAACGATGCTAGATGAGTTTTACAAGAGCACGATGATGCCGTTCATTACGAACGTCGAGCAGCGGTTAAAATTGGCGCTACTAAAAGGCTATCCAAATTTACACGTTCAGTTTCAGACGCAAGACTTCCTAAAGGGCGCTCCGCTGGATCAGATGAATTACGTCGTTGCAGGAGTTAAGAATGGGATTCTTACTCAGAATGAGGCACGTGAATATTTGGGACTTAACTCTCTCGATGGTGCTGATGATCTGCTGCTTGTCGCTGGTGATGCTGGCGCTATTCCCGGTAGCTCTCCGCAAGACACGGGAGGCGGCGGAAACCTTAAGGTGGTCGGTAAAACAGGCAGAGCCGGAAATGCTTAAGGATCTATTAGAGAAACTCAAGGCCGCGGCAGACAAGAGAAAGCCAAAGCCTAAGTTGGTAGATGGAATGGTTAAAAAGGAACCTATCAATGGCTAAGAACATCACTTTTTTCTACGAAGCCAAAGTTGAGTTAGGCAGGAAAGCTGACGAGGCAACGGGCGAACCTATGGGTGAAATCGAAGCCACACTTACGACGTGGGGCGCGAGAGAAGGCGCAGACGGTCGACGGTTCTTTTATACGCCAGAGGCTTTTGAGGCGTGGCACGAGATGTGGATGGAAGCAGGAAGGCCGCTTCCTATGTACTTCCAGCACTCTTCAGACATGATGCCTGTTGGTGAGTGGTCGAAGTTCGACATTACGGACGAAGGCATGACCGGCACAGGAAAGATCTTCCTGAACACCACTTCCGGGTCTGATCTTTATACGATCATGAAGGAATCGCCCCGGATGGTTGGTGGCGTTTCTGTTGGTGCGTATGCAGATGAGTATCAAATGGTGGATGAAAACGGCGAGCCTACAGACGATCCCGACATGTTCTTTCAGATCGTCAAAGGTGGTCTAGCCGAAGTTTCCATTGTGATGCAGCCGAATAACCCGAAGGCTGAGATTAGTAGACTTGAGTATTGGATGGGAACGAAACCCAATCCGAGAACGATTGAGAAGGCTTTGCGTGATGCAGGGCTATCTCGCCGGGATGCGACCGCCGCGTCCGGTGTGTTGAAAGCCATTTTGGAACAGCGTGATGCTGTGGGCGATCAACAAACTGCCACTCAGAGTGAGTCTGATGCGGCGGAGTTGCTGAAAGCGCTTGAATACCGCGAGTTGCTCAAAGCTATTTCAACCCGTTAGGAGATTTCAAAATGTTGGAAAAAGTCATTGAAAAACTGGATGCAATTGAAGCATCTAGCGCTGCCAAATTGGCAGAAACCGCACAGGCTGTTGAGGCAAAAGTTGCTGAGGCTGTCGAGTCGCTTAAGACTGAAACAGAGGCAAAGATTGCCGCTTTAGAGGCAAAAGTTGCCGCTCCTTCGATCATCCGTCCGATTCACAAGACCGTTCGTGGCGAAGCAAATCGTCGCTTTAAGGACGTTCTCAAAGAGTACGTTAAGGCCGGTAACAACATTGAGCGCGAAGTCAAGATCTTTGAATCGGTCGATCAGTGCGAAGCGTACATCAAGGAAGCCTCGGCTCTTACGGGTTCGGGCTACGACGTTGGTGGCCGTACAGCTTACGATCCCGTGTTCGCTGCAAAGAGGCTCGGAAATCCCTTGATGGATCTGTCGCGCATTGTTGCAACTGACGGCTCCGCATATCAATTTAGAGTCAAAACCGGCAATGCAGGCGCTCAGTGGGGCTACACCGTTCAAAACAACGGCACACCCACGACTGAAGCCACAAGCATTTGGCAAGTGATCCTTAAGGACTTGAACGCTCAGTTCCCGATCCGTACCGCAGCACTTGATGACATCGACGGCCTCGAGGCTAACGTTGTTGACGATATGCTGATGGAGTTCCAGCAGGCAATGGCAACCTCAATGATCCAGAATAACGATCAGTCGGGAACCGGAACCTCTGTAACGACGGGTGGCGCTGATGGTCTGCGCGGTTTAGATCAATACGCAGGCGCTAATGCAACCTACACGGGCGGTTCTTGCTCGACGGCTGCTTTCGGTACTTCGGGAACTGCAACTACCAACGGTTTGCACTCGCTTGCTACCTACGATCAGCTTACGACAAACGCCAACACGGTTGCAGCTAACAATATCGTCTACAAAGATGTTGTTAACTTCATCTACAGCTTGCCACAGCAGTATTGGACGGCCAGCGCAGCGTTCATGATCAACCCGATCCTCCTTCAGGGCATCCGCGGTCTCGTGGACGATCAAAAGCGTCCGATCTACATCGACGGTCTGTCGCGCACTGATGGCATCGTTGGTGAGTTGCTCGGCTTCAAGGTTGCAGTCAACAAGTACCTTGATAACCCCAGCCAGCCCACCACCGGCGCAGCAGGAACTACGTCTTACTATCCGATGTATTTCGGCGACTGGCAGCAGTTCCACACGATCGTTATGCGTCTCTCGATGGTTCTAAGGAGATACGACCAGACGCTCCCCGGTTCGATCACGTTCTATGGCGAGACTCGTGCAGCCACTTCGGTGCGCGATCCTAACGCTGGTGTGCGTTATCGTTCGACCGGTACGGCTGCTTGATCAAAGAGGGCGCAAGCCCTCTCCCTTTTGGAGAGACTATGAAACAGGTGATTTTGGAAGGCTTGAAAGAGGCTCTCCACGAGGGCAAAAGCACTGTCAACCTCTCGGAAGCCTCAGCCCTAACCGGCTCAGGCAGCGGGGTTGGCGGTCGCGTATACAACGAAGATGTGTTTGCATCGCTTCGTTACTGGAACCCTTTTCGGGTTTATGCAAATCAGACAATGACGGCAGACTCGGATATTCAGTTTGTTGTCAAAACGGGTAACGCTGCGAACTCCACAAACCCGTGGGGCTACACAGTCAACGCTAACTCAGGCTCACCCAACATCGCCACATCCATTTGGCAGCTTCCGATGCGTGTTATTTCCGCTCAGATGCCAATCAGGGCAGCGGCGATGGATGACATCAACGGATTAGACGCTGCGCTTGTTGAAGATCTCGCAATGGAATTTAGCCAGATCGAAGCTGCGTCTATGGCAATCAATAACGATCAGGCAGGCTCTACAACAACCTCCACAGGCGCTACAAACGGTCTTAGAGGCTTGAAGATGTACGCTGGCACTGCTGGATCATCCGCTGCTTACGGAACGTCAGGAACGGCCATCACAGCGGGCATTCACACACTTAACACGGTTGGCTTTACGCATACAAACCTTGAATGGGAAACGCTTGTAGACGTTGCTAATGCTCTTCCCGGTCAGTTTTGGAGAATGCCGGGAACTGCGTGGATGATGCACCCGACAGCTATTCAGATTCTCCGAGAGTATGCACACTCTGGTAATTCTTACGCGCTTGTTGAAGTTGGCGAAAAGGACGAAGGCCCTGCGGTAAACATTATGGGCTGGCCGGTTATTGCTAATCCTTATTTGGATGCTCCCGCTGCCGGTGCTTCTCCGATTTATCTTGCGAACTGGCCGCGGTTTATGTGGATCGTCGATCATTCAGAGATGACGCTTCAGAGAATGGAGCAGACCCAACCCGGAACGATTACGATCTATGCTGAAAAGCGGATGGTCTCGACCGTTCGTGATGTAACTGCCGGTGTACGTTTGATCGGAACCTAAGATGCCATCACAACTGCAAGGTAACTTCGGAGCGGGTTCTAGAAACCCGTTCAACTACTCAAAGGTCATTCAGAGCACCCGTGATCCGGTGACTCAATGGCTTACTTACGAAGAAATCACCAATCAGTTGAATTTGTTTCAAGATGAGTCGCAAGACGATTACCTTGCTCAGTTAGAACTTGCCACAAGGATGGCGATTGAGGACTACTTAGGCGTTCCGGTCTTTAACGTTACCTATCAGGCTTCCTACATGATTTCGGGGCTTATGGCTGCACCTGTAAGTCTTGATCTACCCGAAGTCTCGCAAAATGGTGTGACGATAAATTGGATCAAGTATTACAACGACCTGAATCCTCCGGTCTTAACGACGATCACAAGCTCAAACTATTACTACGACCCCACCGGGAACAAAATTGTTCTCTTTGAGGTTCCCAACAACATCAACACCTACATGACTGCTCCGATGCTTTGTCAGTACACCTTACAGGGCTCGGTAATCGGCCAGTATCCTGTGGTCAAGCAAGCCGGTCTCATGCTTCTTACTCACTTGTACAACAACCGCTCGGCTACATCCGCTGAAAATCTAAAACAGATTCCTTTTGCAGTGGATCAGCTTCTACGCGTCTACAAGCCGCTGGTGATGTAATGGTCTTACGCGTCGACGAGATAAGCATCAATAATCTGTCGTTCACCATCACGAATTTAGGTGAGCAAACGACGGTCGAGACGCTTTGGTTTAAGACGCGAGCAAAAACTAAGTCGGTTCACAATCGGATTCGCACGTTAGAGAAGTTCAGGCAATACGACAACATGATGGACTTTATCGTTAACTACACGCCGAATATACGGACCGTATCGGATAATCAAGAGGATTACTCGATTACGTTTAGAGGCAATAGTTGGCGAATCGCAGAGGTTTTTGAGCACGATGACAGACAGTGGGTCTCGCTGATGTGTTATCGAAACGAACCTAGCGTGGCGGTCTGATATGGGGCAAAATAGCGCGGTTGTTTATGCTCAGGCGATACAAGCGCAACTAGTCACAGTTTGCACACCGACTCCAGTTTATGCAGTGTTTAACCGTAACTTTGCAAGCGAACCGACTTTTGTAACGTGGCAGCTCAGAGATGTTCATCAGCCGGTGTATACGGGGCCACAGTCGGTTAAGGGTATAGATCGACCGGTGTTTCAGGCTACAGTGTTCGCGCAACTTATGGCGAATTGTTTTAGTAAGGCGCAGCAGATTGTGGATGCCTTACACGGTTATCAAGGTACTTTCGGTGGTCTCTTTTTTGTGTCAAAGGTCGATGTAGATTGGCTCTTTCACACCTACGACAATGACAGTAAATTAAATCAAATCGTTCTTGATTGCACTTTAGACATTCCTGCGTGAGGTGAAAAATGGCTCTTCCCAATAAAGTTTTACCCGGCTTTTCAGCCTCCTTATACTGCCAGCCGGGGGCTACTCCAACCGTTTTAACAACGGCCAATCTTAGCGTTTACGCTTCGACTTCCGCGATTGCTGTCTCTGGCAATCTTGTTCCGGTCGAGGCAATTCCAGCATTTGGTCAAGACGATGCGGTTGCCAACTTTGCAGTTGCTGGCTCGCGTCAATCTGACAAGATTCCGGTTCAGTCTGCGCCCACCAGCATGACGGTTGTAGCCGCATGGAATCCTGCCGACACAAACCTTCTTTTGCTTCGTGCGGATGCTTACAACGGCACAATTGACCGTACGTTCGTGATCTCAGCGACGGATGGCACTAACATTGTGAATTACGCCTTTAATGGTCGCGTATCGCAGTGGACGATTGATCCAGCTCCCGGCGCTGAAGCTCAAGTCACGTTCACCATTCATCCGAGGGGCAATCAATATGGCTGGTCAAACAACACTTGATGAATTAGTAGCGCTGATGGTGGAATTTAGGGGTGACCTTCATGCAATGGCAAAAGGGCATCCCTTTACCCTTCAAGAGGTGGATGCCGCCTTACAGGAAGCCGAAGCCGCTGAAGCTGTCTGTCTCAATGTGATGAGGCTTTATGCAGCGAGCGAGTGACGATTTACTGAGCTATTTAATCGCGCAGGCCCAAACCGGTGCTAAGAACTGGTTTGGGTATCCACAACAACGGCTCATCAATATTTCACTGTGCCATCAGATTGCAGCTAATCACGCTGACTGCATGTCACCAGATGAAATTGTTGATTACGTCCTGAAATTAAACGATCAGATTTTTAAGCGCATCGTTACCAATGGGCAAACTTGAAGCTAAGGGATTCAAAGAGTTTGAAGATTCCTTATTAGAGTTAGCCGAGGAATTTGGCACGACCAAAGCTCGACGCTCTTTACTTCCCGGTCTCAAATCCGCGATGGAGCCCGTTAAGGCTGCGATCAAGGGACGGGTTCCCGTCGATACTGGCAAGCTCCAGTTAAAAGTCAGAAACGGCGCAAAGGTTGCAACCCGAAAAGACAAAGGCAAAAAGTATCTAAGCCGCGATACCGTGGCTTTTGGTTTTGTCGATGTCGGTGTTGGTTACCGAGATGCGAAGGGCGAATATCGACCCGCTGCCGAAGCCATAGAATTCGGCACTGCCGAGCAACCCGCAAGACCGTTTATCCGTAACTCTTTTCAATCAATGGCATCATCTGCCCTTGATCGTCTAGCGTCTTTACTGGGCGCTCATATGGATCTCTGGGCAGCAAAACAACGAGCAAAGGTTAGAAAATGAAAATACAGGACAGATTTGGAAAGTCATTTCAACGACAGACTCACGCGGATATTGATTTCGCCGGGCATACCTTGAAAGTCTATCTTCCGACTCGGAAAGAAATGTTAGGACTTGAGGACAAGATCAAGAACCCACCGGATGCTTTAATAGCTGAAGAATACGAGAAGCTACACGCCACATTTCAAAAGCTCTACAAAATTAATCAAAACGTCAATGCTGAGTTTAAGGACGATGACATTGTTGTAGAGGGAAGAAGTTTAAGAGAGGCGGCAAAGTTTAAGGCTCAGGATTTGATGCGCGAAATCGCCTATGTAAATCTGGTCGGATTTGAAGAGGGCTACGAAATGCTTGCGCTATCTTACGAGCAAATCTCCGAGACGTTTTCAGAGGCGCAGATTAAGCACTTAGTCAGTTTGATTGAGAAAGCAGTCAATCCTGATTACGAGGCCATCCAAAAAAACTAAAGGGGTCGCTATATCGTCAGGTTAGGGCTACGGCGATCTTTAACGGCCAAAGTCCTGAAGTGTTCGATAGCCTTGATGTGGCGACCGTCCGAGAGTTAGAATTGATGTACCGCGACGGCATGATCGGGGCGAGACATAACTTAATATTGATCTCGCACTTAATGGCAATTGTTTACAAGGCATTGTCTAAGAACCCGATGAAAAGCCGCGAGTTCTTCCCGCATCTGGAGGAGTATTTTATTCCTCCCAATTACATGACAAAACAAGAGCGTGATTTTTTGGCGTTCACTTCGCTACCCGGATTCAAAGCGGAGTTTCTTGAAATACTAGGGGGAAATCGTGGCGGGTAAACTCATTGCAGCCCTACAAGTAGCTCTCGGTCTAGAGAGTGCAAAGTTTGTTCAAGAAGTCGACAGGGCGAGACAAAAAACCCGCGAGCTAAAAGTATCCGTAGATGTTTTAGGTACGGCTATAGGCGCACTACGCAGCCCGATGTTATTAGCCGCGGGCGCTGCCACAGCTTTTGCTACATCCTTTTTCAAAGCAGCAGATGCGGTTAATGACTTTGCTGAGGGCTCCGGTCTAGCGATTGAGGAAGTCCTAGCCCTGCAAAGCGCGATGGTGCAGTCAGGGAAGGAAGCAGACAATGCCGCACAGATGTGGGATCGGTTCTCTACGACTTTAGGTGGGGCCGCTGACGGGCAAAAGGAACAAGCCGATCTGTTTAAGGAACTCGGTGTAAGTATTGCCGATGCTGGCGGGATGCTGCGTCCTGAGATCGAGATCTTTAGAGACTTAACCTCGGTGCTTTCCCAAATGGGTCCGGGCGCAGAGCGGGCGAGACTTCAGGTTCAGTTGTTTGGTAAACAGTTTGCCAACATAGATATATCTAAGATCGACCAGCTCTCAAGAAACACCGACAAGTTCACCGGCGAAGCTAAAAAGGGTGTTTTAGCTATTGGTGAAATCGGTGACGCAATCGACCAGTTAACCGAGAAGGCAAAGATCGGCTTTCTTACGATGATGGGCAAAGCTAGAGACGCGTGGACGGGCATCAAGAAGTTCTTAGGATTTGGCGAAGAAGAAGCTCCTGCTCCGGTTGTGAATGTTGCAAAGGGCGGCATACAGTCAGGAACGAGAGTTAAGCCTGTAAAGGACACAAGCGCAGACTCAGCGGCGAAAGCACTTAAGTCTTATTTAGAAGGCTTAGACGCTCAGATTCTCAAACTCAGAGAAGGCGAGGAAGCCGCACTTAGGTTTGAGGCTGCAAAACAAGGTGGCCCTGCTGGCTTAGAAAAGATGGAGCAAATCATCAAGCTCCGCAGAGAAGAAGCTGAGATGCAGGAGCAACTACAAAGGAATGCAAAGGAAGCCGCGCAAGAAATAGCGGCAGCCGAAGATCTGCGAAAGATGCGGCAGGACCAGATCATTAAGGATTACGAGAAACAGATTGAGATAGAGAAAGAAGCTCAACAGGTCATGCTTGACACAATGTGGCAGGCCGAGGTCACTGCCAACAAAGAACTAGAGGCGATGGATCTCACGAAGAAAGAAAAGGACGAGCAATTAGAGCTTCTTGAGGATCTTCGGGACGGTTATAAATCTCTCGGCACTACGATTGTCGAAGCCTTCATGCAAGGTAAGTCAGCCTCACAGGCTTTCAAGTCTGCACTAAGTTCACTCTTACAGAAACTCGCCTCAAGATCGCTTGATAAGTTTTTGGATGCCATCTTTAAGCCAAACATGACGGGCGCTCCCTCATTGTTTGAGAACTTCATGTCGACCATTCCCGTTATCGGCGGGATCTTTGGCAAGCGAGCCGGAGGAGGTCCGGTTAATTCCGGGAGCCCTTACATTGTGGGCGAAAGAGGTCCTGAGTTGTTTGTGCCGAGCATGTCTGGGCAGGTTGTACCAAATTACGCGATGGGCGGAGCGACCACTGTTAACAACTACAACATACAAGCCATTGACGTTAAGTCTTTTGAAGATCGGATCATGGGCAGCAATCGAGCGGTATGGGCGGCAAACTCCTACGCTCAAAAATCACTATCACCTAGAGGTCGAGCATGAGCTTCCAGACCATCCTAAACATTTCACAATCCATCACGGTTAACAACCGAAGAATGGTTGGGCAGCAATACTCACGATCAGGGCAAGTAAGGACAGCTCAGTATGTGACCTCGGTTCCGTGGGTGTTCACAGTTAAGCCTCATGCTTATCTCTATTACCCGCAAGTCAGGGATGTCATTCAGACGATTGACAATCTGGATAGACAGAATGCAGCGACCATCACATTCAACACTACAAACCTTCAGTGGTTCACGGAATATAAGGGCGGTCTCAGTTCGGTTCAGGCCGCGGCGCTGACTCTTGCGAGCGTTCCTGCTGCCAATGCGACAACGATCTCAATCGGCAATCTGCCAGCGGTTGCATCAGGAGTGGTTGTTTTTGCTGCTGGCGACTTCATCCAGATTGGCAACTATCCCTACAAAGTCACCACAGAGGTCTTGAGAGGCTCAGGATCGACCGTTAGCGTCACGATTCATCGACCGATCATAGGAACACCCTCGACGGGAACATTGACGGCTGTAGGGGCTTCCTGCACGTTTTCTGTCGTTGCTGAGGTCTGCCCGACTTACACACTAAGACCGATGACGAATGGCGCTTTTGTTGATTGGGATGCCGACTTCGTTTTCAGAGAGAACGTTCAATGAGTACCCCGATGACAGCGCTGAATAGCGCAACGATTACACACGGTGAGTTTGTAAAGTTAACAACATCGACCACGACCTACACATTTTGCAATGCAGCAGCTCCGATCACAGTCGGAGGCAATACATTTACAAGCCTCGGAAGTCTCTTGTCTGTTGGGGCGGTAAATCGTGAGATCAAGGCGACTTCAATAGATATGGTGATTGGTCTTATAGGCATCGACCCGACAAACATTTCTTTGGTCTTAGGATCAAACATCAAAGGCTCTACTGTCGAGATCTGGCGCGGATTCTTCGACTCTAACTATCAGATCATCACAAGCCCGACAACGCAGTTTTTTAAGCGCTATCAGGGCATCGTCTCAAACATGTCCATTACTGAGGATTGGGACGAGAACGCACGAAGCAGGACTGCAACGTGTTCCATCTCGTGTTCTTCTTTCCGGTCAATTCTTGAAAATCGGATTGCAGGGATAAAAACCAATCTCACGACGTGGCAACAGCGCTATGCCTCCGACACGAGTATGAGCAGGGTTGCAGCGATTGCTGGTCAATACTTTGACTTTGGAGCTCCTCCTAAGTCTGGCTCACAGTCAGATCCCGGAAGCGCACAAACCCAATTACCCGACCCTAACGACATAAGAGACGCGGGATGAGAGAAGCGACAAAATACGATGTGCCTCATCTTATTAAGATGATGAAGGCGTATGCAGACGAAGCAGGCATAGAAGCCTTAAAACACAATCAAAACGAACCGCAAGTCCGAAACCTTTTCGATCAGATGATTCATGGCAGAGGATTTGTTTTGGTTGATGACAACCTACACGGATTCCTTGCTGCGTACATCACAAGAAACTTTTGGAATCGCTACGTCAGAGAGCTTCACGAGGTAGCGTGGTGGGTCATGCCTGAGTACAGGAACACAAGTCTCGGTGGCAGGCTTTGGTTAAGGTTTAACAAACTTGCTCAGTACATGTTGGACTCTAAGCGAGTAGACATTGTTTGCACAAGCCTCATGCCATCTAGTCCAGACATTGATTACACACGATACAAATACAAGCCCTTGCAAGCTACCTTTTTTCGAGAGTAAATCATGCCCGGAACAATTGTTGCAGCTTACTTTTTCGCGGCAGGAACGGTAGCGTTTACTGCGGCGGCCTTTGCGGTCAACTTCGCCGTCTCTTATGTCATCACAAGAGTGTTCGGGTCTAAGCCTCCAAACTCACAGGACACAGGCGCAAGGCAACAGGTTCCTCCAGCTAACAACAACTCAATCCCTGTCGTTTATGGTGATGCGTGGCTAGGTGGCGTTTTTGTCGACGCAGTCTTGTCGAGCGATCAAAAAACGATGTACTACGTTCTTGCAATCAGTTCTATCTCATCGGACGCAAGCGCGACCTTTTCTTATGACCGCACAAAGTTTTACTACGGTGATCGCTTAGTCACTTTCGATGGAACGGACCAGACTAAAGTAGTGTCTTTGACCGACGGTGATGGAAACGTCGACACAAAAATTTCCGGCAATCTGTATATCAGTCTTTACACGTCGACAAATGCAGGAACCATTACATCTGTAAACGGAACCGCGCCTAATGTCTTTATGGGCGGATCAGATGTTCCTGTCGCGTTACGTTGGCCTTCATCAGGGCGGCAGATGAATGGTTTGGCCTTTGCGATTGTCAAACTTAATTACAGCGCAGACGCAGGAACAACCGGGCTCCAGCCAATCACGTTTTACTGCAAGCATTACCCCAAAGGCGGGACCGTAGCAAAGCCGGGTGACGTCTGGTACGACTACATGACAGACACGAGATACGGCGCTGGCATGACGGGTCTAGTGGACTCTACAAGTGCGACGGCTCTTAATACTTACTCCGATCAGACAATTACATACACACCCGCTGGCGGCGGATCAGCTACACAGGCACGCTACAGGATTAACGGTGTTGTCGACACAGGAAGGCCGGTTCTTGAGAACGTCGAGAAGATGCTGGAGTGTTCAGACAGTTGGATGGCTTACAACGCGGCTTCGGGTCTCTGGTCGATTGTCATCAACAAAGCAGAAAGCTCGACCTTTTCATTTAACGATACAAATCTTATCGGTGAGATCAGAGTTTCGGCCACAGACATCAATCAGCAGATCAATCAAATTCAGATTGAGTTTCCATCTAAGTTAAACAGAGATCAGCCGGATCTTGTTTATATGGAGACTCCTGCGGGTCTCTTATATCCCAACGAGCCACCCAACAGACAGACGACAACTCTAGAATTTACGAACGACTCTGTGCAGGCTCAATACTTAGGTAACCGTAGGCTTGAGCAAGCCAGAGAGGATTTGATTGTCACGATCACTTCCACTTACCCCGGCATTCAGGTTGACGCGGGAGATGTGGTTGATATTACAAACGCTGACTACGGATGGACGAATAAACTATTTAGAGTAATGAAGGTATCCGAGGCGACTGTCGATGACGGCAACCTCGGTGCAAGCCTAGAGCTTTCTGAGTACAACGCGGTGGTTTACGACGATGCGAGCATCACCGCATTTACTGCCGCTCCCAATTCAAGCCTGCCGAGTCCTAATTACTTTTCTTCCCTAAACGCTCCGGTCATTGGAGATCTAGCACCTTCGGCAGCTCCTCCGACTTTCTCGGCTACCTGCACGATGCCAGCGGTCGGAAGAGTAACGACGATCACCTTGTTTTACACGACCTCTGCAAGCCCATCTGCTACCGATTGGAAGGTATGGAGTTCAGCCATTCTTTCCAATGGCTCTACTTTTGCAAACTCATCAACTTTTAAGTTCGACAACATTACACTTTCTGCGGCGAGTTATTACTTCGCTTTCTCGGTGGAAAACGATTCTGCAAAGAGCGCTCTTTCAGCTACAAGCGCGGTATTAGTTTGGTCTCCAACGGCTTTGGCGGGACCAACAGGCCCCACCGGGGCGGGCGGAGCCACTGGCCCTACCGGGGCAGGCGGGGCTACCGGCAGTTCTGGTTTGGTAGGGATTGCCGCACTGACGGCTTATCTTGTTCAGTCACAAAGCGCATCAGCACCAACCTTTACGACTCCGACCTCTGGATCTGCGGTTCCTAGTGGATGGTCCTCATCAACTCCTGCGGTGTCTATCGGGCAAGTGCTTTGGTACATACAAGGACGATATAACGCCAATGCAGTCACGGTGGACGGTGTTCCGGCTAACTCGACAGCGTGGACGGGCCCGATTGCCGCTTCCATCTTTCAAAGCATTAGGTCCGATAACTACAACGGGCCGACTCCTCCGACAACCACAAATTTTGGAACCCTCGGCTGGTATCTCGATCAACCTTCAGGAAATCTTTACGCGAATGCTGCTTACCTTAGAGGTGAATTAGTTACGGGCGTAAGCGGGGCGCAGCGGGTCGAGATCAACAAGGGAGTCTCTAATAAGGTTGCGGTTTACAACTCTAGTAATACATTACTAGCGACATTTGGAGGCACTGGCACAAGCACAGACGCACTACTAAGGCTTAACCCTGTCATCACCGGATCGACGGCAGTAGGAGCGAGCGCAGAGATTCCCAACGTCACGGGGCTTAGTAATAGTTCCTATGGTTACTACTCAAAAACAGTTGATGCTTCGATTGAAGGCACATTAGGAGCGTGGGTCGGAACAGGTTCGACAAACATTCGGTCGGGCGCAAGTGGAACCAGAGATTACGGCTCAGGTGTTGTCAGTGGTTTCTTAGGCTATCAGGATGGATCTTATTCGGCTGCTGTCAGGGGATACAACACGAGCGGCGGAACGGAAGTATCCATTGCAGACTCTTCAGGTTATGCGCTAAACATCCGCAGCGGATCAATACGATACGGTTCTTATACGTTCTCTGCCTTCAACGGATCTACGACTCAATTCCTGAGAGGCGATGGAACGTTTGCCACTCCAGCAGGAGGAACGGTTACAAGCGTTAGTGGAACCGGATCTGTTTCTGGGATCACTTTAAGCGGGACGGTTACGACAAGCGGAAGTCTTACGCTCGGCGGGACGATCAGCCTTAGTTCCTCGGACATTCCTAATCTTCCCGGCAGCAAGATTACAAGCGGGCTTGTTTCCGAGGCCTATGTTGGCGGATTTAAGAACGGGTCAACTTCAGTAGTTGGGGCGGCGGGAACCGGTTCTACAGCGACCCTGCAAACATTTTTAGGATCAGAGAACACCAATCTCACGACCGGGAATATGGTGTACTACACGCTCTCAGGCGGAACCTATGCGGGCGTTTATATTAACCAGCGAGGATCGACATCAACGTGGTCGACGCTAACCTCTGACGCAAGAATGAAAGATGTATTAGGAGACATTCCTGTCCCTAATGCACTGGAGGCTATAAAAGCAATCGGCAAACCGGTTATTTGGAAATGGAAGCATGAAGCATCTAATCCAGTCTGGGGTTACACGGCGCAGCAAGTCGGCGCAGGTATTGCAGAGGCTTTAGTTGAATCACCAATGCTTCCTAACGGCGATTATCAAAAAGTGCCGGGGACGAATGATCGAGTTTTAACGTTTGATAACACTAAATTCCAGATGCTAAAAGATCTTGCTTTACTGGAGTTGATTCATAAGGTTGAGGCATTAGAGGCTAGACTTGCGGAGCTAGAATGAACTGGCAGATCACCAAACTAGAAGTGAAACCCATTGTAGATGGCCTCTCAGACGTTGTTATCGCGGCCTCGTGGACTGTAAATGAGGCGGATGAGTCATTCTCAGGAGTGACATTATTAAGCCCTCCTAGCGGCGATTTCACACCTTACAACAGCCTTACGCAAGATCAGGTTTTAGGATGGGTTTGGCAGAAAGTCAGTAAGGAAGGAACTGAGGAGATTGTTAGTACAAGGCTTCAGGAAAAGCAGTCACCCTCAACGATTGACCCACCGCTGCCGTGGGGTTAAACTCTAGAAAAGACAAGATAGCCTCCGTGGATCTGTGAGTGCATAGACCGCGTCAATTACCGAGCAAGGGAAAGGCAGGGTAAAACCATAGCTATCTTTAATCGCAATACGCTGACACAAGTTAGCGGATTCAACAACCAGATTATTGCGGGCGAGCTTGTCTACAACCAAAAGACCTTTTGGAATGTCTCGCTAGCTAACTCAGACGGAACACCGTTAGACCTTACGGGTTCCACAATCACAAGCCAGATTTTACGAAGGCAGCTCTCTAATGTTAGAGACTCACGCTACGGTCTCACATTCGATATAGCCGACTACACGCCTACACCTACGCCTGTAAGCCTGACGATTGCAAATCAGAATCTTGCTGGCGGATCGTTTACTCTGGTGATAGATGAATCTGCGTGGTCGGTTCTTTCCACAGATCCAGAGCTAGACATCAACGCGACAAACCCCGTGGGGTTTTCAGGGAACATCAAGGTCGCTATTCCTGCTAGCGGATCTACTCCGGCTCAAGACATGATTATTTTTTTGCTGTTCCTCATCAGGTCTGACGGGGTGACAAATTGAGCGACGTTAACTTAGTTGTCACGTCTGGCAACCAGATTGCCCTCACGATAGATCAAGGGATTATTGGCCCTACCGGACCGGCGGGGCCCGCGGGCGGACCAACGGGGGCTCAGGGAGCCACAGGCCCGACAGGCGCTCAGGGTTTGTCGATTACCGGCCCCACAGGCGCACAGGGTCCGACAGGCGCTGCATCAACAGTTCCGGGCCCAACAGGGCCGCAGGGCTTATCTATTACCGGACCGACGGGCGAGCAAGGCCCAACAGGCGCGGCTTCTACGGTTCCCGGCCCGACCGGCCCGCAGGGCATTCAGGGAGTGACCGGCCCTACTGGGGGGCAAGGCCCTACTGGGGTACAGGGACCTACGGGGGCGGCATCCACAGTTCCCGGACCTACCGGCGCTCAGGGAGCCACTGGACCGCAAGGCATTCAAGGGGTGACCGGGCCTACCGGGGCTCCCGGTGCAGGAAGTGCAATCGAAGTAAAAGACGAAGGCACGACGTTAACCACAAACGTTACATCTTTTGATTTTGTCGGATCTGGAGTAACGGCAACCGCTGTTGGCGATGCTGTCACAGTTAGTGTTACCTCGGTTGTCGGACCTACCGGCCCGCAGGGGGCCACCGGCCCGACCGGGGCTCAAGGCCCGACGGGTGACCCTTCTACGGTTCCCGGACCCACGGGCCCGCAGGGCAATATTGGGCCTACCGGGAGTCAGGGCCCGACCGGGGCTCAGGGGGTGACCGGCCCGACAGGAAGTCAAGGAATTCAAGGGGTTACGGGACCCACAGGGCCGGCCGGAACGGGTGGAGGTACAACAACCAACCCGTTGACGATGGACAATTCCGGCACTGGTGCAACGTCAGGAACAACCTTCGACGGCTCTGTAGCGCGGACGATTAGTTACAACACGATTGGCGCTGCGGCTACAAGCGGAACAAATGCTAGTGGAACGTGGCCGATCTCTATTAGTGGAGTTGCTGCCTCTGCAACACTTGCTACTGCCGCTCAGAATGTCGCCGCGGGTGCTGCTAACAAGATCGTTTATCAGACGGGTGTAGGTGCGACATCGTTTATAGATGCTCCTACAACATCATCTACTTATCTCCAATGGAACGGCTCGGCTTATGTCTGGTCATCCGTTTCTGGAACGACCACTAACGCGGCTACGTTCAATAATTCAGGCTCCGGCGATGCGTCTGGAACCACTTTCAATGGGTCTGCGGCTCGGACAATCAGCTACAACACGGTTGGCGCACCATCGACTACAGGAGCAAATGCTTCGGGATCGTGGGGTATTTCGATCACAGGAACCGCGGCCAATGTAGCGAGCGGCACTGCAAATCAAATTCTCTATCAGTCTGCTGCATCAACGACAACGTTTGCAACAGCTCCAACGGTTACTAACACTTATCTCAAGTGGAATGGAACGACATTTGTTTGGGATAGCCCAACGGGATCAGGCGATGTTTCTGGCCCTGCGAGCGCGGTTGATAGTCAGATTGCGTTATTCAACGGAACCACTGGCAAGCTCATCAAAGCGGCTACGACTACGGGCTTGTTGAAAGCAACGTCTGGCGTTATTGCTGCGGCTGCATCTGGTACGGATTACGCTCCAGCCACTACGGGCGCTCTTAACCAGTTACTTGCAAGCAATGGCTCCGGTGGGTTTGTAAACCTAACGACAGGTACAGGTGTTGTTACTGCGCTAGGTGTTCAGACTAACACCGTAAGCGGGATGGTGACGCAGGCAGGAACGCTGCTCACAAACGCGATTCTTGTTGGCGGCGGTTCTGGCGTTGGGATTACCTCAGCCACAACAGGAACAGGTGTCGTTACCGCTTTAGGAGTCAATGTAGGCTCTTCTGGCGCGTTTGTGGTTAACGGTGGGGCATTAGGTACACCTTCGTCTGGAACGCTCACTAACGCCACGGGATTGCCTTTATCGACAGGTGTAACAGGAAACCTTCCGGTTACGAACCTGAACTCAGGAACGGGCGCATCTTCCTCGACGTTCTGGAGAGGTGATGGAACGTGGGCTACTCCATCTACATCAGCCAATATCGCGGTCTCGGATGAAGGCACACAGATTACAGCCGCGGTTTCTTCTTTCAACTTTGTTGGGTCTGGCGTAAGCGCAACGGCTGCGGGTAATGCCGTGACAGTAACGATTGCCGGAGGAGGTGGTGGAGGTAGTGACTTAACGATCACGGGCGCTAATGTTGGGGTTGGTCCTATTACGTTAGCCTCTGGCGTGTCTGTAACCGTTCCAACCGATCAAAGTTGGTACATACTCAAACCCAATGCGCTAGCAACTTTGTATTAAAGGAACTTCTATGTCTGCGCTTATCGTAAAAGGGAATGCCAGTGGGACAGGCTCCACGACATTTCAATCGGCTAATACCTCAGCGACACAAACGTTCACCCTTCCCGGCACAGATGGAACTGCGGGTCAGGTGCTTTCTACAGACGGATCTGGAAACTTAAGTTTCTCATCTGCTGGCACAGGCTCGGTTACTTCAACGTCCGTTGTCACGGCTAACGGCTTTGCGGGTACTGTAGCAACAGCAACGACAACACCCGCTATAACGCTTACCACGAGCGTTACGGGAGTCCTGAAGGGTAATGGCACTGCAATCTCTGCGGCGACAGCAGGAACGGATTATGTGGCTCCTAGCGGTGCTCTAGGAACTCCTAGTTCAGGAACTTTATCTAACTGTACGGTAGATGGCACTAATCCCGTTGGGTTTAGAAACGTACCTATATCAAGCAACGCAACCAATACGTTAGTAGTAGGTGATGTTGGCAAGGTGTTGTCGGTTACGGCAGGTCAGACGGTTCCTAACTCAACCTTTGCACCGGGTGATGTGGTTGTCATCTTTAACAACTCATCGTCATCCATCACGCTTACGATGTCGATCACAACGGCTTATATAGCTGGAACAGACACGGATAAGAATACGATGACGCTTGCAACCAGAGGTGTTGCGACAATTCTGTTTATATCTAGTACGGTTTGTGTTGTTTCAGGGAACGTGTCATGACAGGCATTTTGTCTATGCTTATAGGGCAGATTTATGGAGGAAGCACTCCAGTAATCACCGACCCTTATTTCGAATACACCACGCTATTGCTTCCCGGCAACGGAACCAACGGCGCACAGAACAACACGTTCTTAGACTCTGGCAACCCTGCTGAGTTCACTGGTTCTATTTCAGGCACAACGCTTACGGTTACTGCGGTTGCGTCTGGAACTATCAAGGTTGGTCAGTGGATTAGCGGCAGTGGCATTACAGCTTCGCCTCAGACAACGATCACAGCATTAGGCACTGGTACAGGCGGCACAGGTACTTATACAGTCAATCAATCACAGACCGTTTCAAGCACAACGATTACCTCTAACGGCTTCCCAATCACCCGCAACGGCAATACGACACAAGGCACTTTCTCACCGTTCTCGCAGACGGGGTGGGGGAATTATTTTACAGGTGCGTCAGGAACGTATTTAAGTGTTGCAAGAAACTCAGACTTATTACCAGCGGCAAATACAGATTTTACATTTGAGGCATGGGTTTATTTAACAGCAACCCCAGGAGCTGAAGGATCTCAAGTAATGGGATTTGGGGAGTACGGTCTTGATTCTGATTGGAATATGGCTGTTAATTCAAGTTTGCAATTAACTGTTTATATTCAGCCTACAGCAACAAGTTTCACAAACACAACTCAAGCACTTACATTAAATAGCTGGAATCATGTTGTTGCAACAAGATCAGGAACAGCGTCTAATAACTTCAAACTATTTGTAAACGGCGTTGGGCAAAGTTTTTCAACAAACTCAACGACTGTTGGTGTAGGAAGTAGAAACTTTACTATTGGCGCAGATCAAGACGGAACTGAATCAAGGTTAACTGGCTATATATCAAACCTCAGAGTAGTAAACGGGTACGGTCTTTATACAAGTAACTTTACGCCACCGACCACGCCTTTGACTGCGGTAACAGGAACGAGTTTATTAACCTGCCAATCTAATCGTTTTATTGACACAAACACGCAGACAACTGCAAAGACCATCACAGTCAACGGCTCTCCCTCCGTACAAGCCTTCTCTCCATTCAACCCCAGTGCTAGCTGGTCTGCTGCGACTTATGGTGGGTCAGGGTATTTCGATGGGAATGGGGATTATTTGACGGGTGCATCCACATCAGGGCAGCTAGGTAGCGGAAACTTTACATTTGAATGTTGGGCGTATTTGACTTCTAAGGCTACGACGTATCCGTGTCTATACAATAATTATTCGTCTTATACATCTGGATCGTTTGGTGTATACGCCGGAGCTTCTGCGGCGACAAAATATCAGGTTGCGATTAACGGAGCATCTTTTCCAACAATACAAAGCACAATAGACATTGTTTATAACCAATGGAATCATATTGCGGTTGTAAGAAACAGCGGTGTAATTACTCTTTATATTAATGGCGTTGCTGACGGAACATACACAACCTCTGCAACATTAAATGGCACTTCTGGAACCAACTGGATTGGCACGGCTGGAGATTCCGTAACGACATCCTATATAAACGGTTATTTATCAAATTTAAGAACCGTTGCAGGAACTGCTGTCTACACGGCTAATTTCACACCTCCCACAGCACCTCTCACTGCCATCACCAACACCTCCCTCCTCCTTAACTACACTAACGCTGGTATTTACGATGCTACTAGCAAGAATGATCTGGAGACGGTGGGCAATGCTCAGATAAGTACGGCGCAGAGCAAGTGGGGTGGTAGCTCTATGGCGTTTGATGGGACGGGGGATTATTTGTTGCCAAACGTTGCAACTGCCGATTTATACGCATTTGGAAGTGGTGCTTTCACGATTGAATTTTGGATTCGCTTTAATGTGTTATCAGGATTTCAAATGGTATATGACTCACGACCGACTGGTACTGATGGTGCATATCCTATGATTTATGCTAATGGCTCTGCTATTAATTATTATGTAAATGCAGCGGATAGAATCAGTTCTTCAGCTTTGTCTACAAATACGTGGTATCACGTTGCAGTATCAAGAAGTGGTACTAGCACTAAATTATTTATAGATGGCACACAAAGTGGATCTACTTATACAGATTCTACTGTTTATATAAATCCGGCAAACAGGCCTATTATCGGGGCAAATGGAACAAATTTAGGATCTTCGGTAAACGGCTACATACAAGACCTTCGCATCACCAAAGGCTACGCTCGCTATACAGCCAACTTCACTGCACCAACAGCAGCGTTTCCCACGTTATAAAGGATAGATATGTACTGGACTAAGAACGGGTCTATCCCATCACAAGAGACAGACGGAACAGAGGGCTGGCAACAGGCTCCATCACCTCCTACAGACATCCCTGAAGGCAAGGAACTTGTGTGGCTAAACTGGGAATGGATCATAAGAGACCCTAAGCCAGCAGACAGAGCCGGTTACCAATGGAATTGGCAGCACGACACACGAAGCTGGGTAGAAGGATCGTGGGGGACTGTGGAGGTTGTAGAGCCTCTTACAGTCATCGACATAACCAACTTCAGTTCTTCACAGGTAGCCAACCTAACAACATCACAAATAACATAGTGAGAAAATATGACACTAAAGATTTGCGTTAACGCAATCTCAAAAAACGAAGCTCAGTTTGTAAAGCGTTTTTACGAGTCGGCCAAAGATGCTGACTTAATCATCCTTGCTGATACCGGATCAACAGACGGAACTGCTGATCTTGCAAGAGAATGCGGCATCACTGTTTACGACATCTCAATCATCCCGTGGCGATTTGACCTAGCAAGAAATGCAGCTCTAGCTTTAGTGCCTGCCGACGTTGATGTCATCGTGTCTCTTGATCTTGATGAAGTCTTAGAACCGGGATGGCGGGAAGAAATCGAGCGAGTTTGGACTCCAGAGACTACTAGGCTTAGGTACAAGTTTGATTGGGGTCACGGCATTTTGTTTTACTACGAAAAGATCTTCGCAAAGAAGGGCTACAGGTTCCACCATAGCATCCATGAATACCCTCGCCCCGATCTCCGCATAAAAGAAGTCTATGCCCAAACAGACAAGCTCTTAGTCTCTCATCACCCCGATCCTACGAAGTCACGTGGGCAATATCTCGACCTCCTCAGAATGGCTGTTAAAGAGGATCCTAGATGCCCTAGAAACGCTTTCTACTTCGCGCGTGAGCTAACCTTCTACCGTCTCTGGGATGAGGCTATAGAGGCTCTAAACGCTTATTTGAATATGCCTGAAGCAACGTGGCCGAATGAGCGCTGTTATGCGATGCGGCTCTTAGGTCAGGCTTATGACGAGAAACTTGATTACTGGACGGCTCTAAAGTGGTTTCGTATGGCGATTGCTGAGGCTCCGGGAACACGAGAACCGTGGGTTGACTTTGCGATGTCTTGTTATAAGAAACACTTATGGAAAGAATGCCACCACGCCGCTACAATGGCGCTCAGCATCGTAGATAGAGAGCTTGTCTACACGTGCGATCCTGAAGTGTGGGGATCTAAGCCGCATGATCTTGCAGCGATCTCGGCGTTTCATCTAGGTATGAAAGACGAGGCGATAAGACACGGAGCGGAGGCAGTCAGGCTGTCTCCAGATGATGAACGGCTTATCAGGAATCTTGAATACTATGGACAGCCAAACTCTCATTAACATCTTATTCGGCGCAATCTCAGCGGCTTTCGGTTGGATCTTCCGAGTTGTTTGGGAGGCTGTAAAAGAAATGCAACGCGATCTTCGGGACATCGAAAAGAATCTGCCTCACGATTATGTCCTTAAGAAGGATTACGAGACCGATATTCACGAGATTAAATTTATGCTCGGCAAGATCTTTGACCGGCTTGAGGGAAAAGCCGACAAATGAGTTTTGAGTCAGCCTTTGACAAGATGATTCAGGACGAAGGTGGCTATGTCCTGCATAAAGTAAAAGGCGACACGGGCGGTTTAACCTATGCAGGGATTGCAAGAAACAAGAACCCTCACTGGCCGGGATGGGGCTTTATCGACAGAGACGAAACCCCACCAACTCAAATGGTCAGGGACTTTTACAAGTCTGAATTCTGGGATCGCATACAAGGCGACCAACTGAACCCTGTTGTCGCATCTTCTATCTTTAACTTTGCCGTGAATGCTGGCGTTTCTGTAGCTTCCAAACTAGCCCAGATATGCGTTAAAACGGCTCCAGACGGCGTTATCGGTCCTAAGTCCATACAAGCCCTCAACCAAATGAACGAAGAGCTCTTTGTGGCTTCCTATGCCCTTGCTAAGATCGCTAGGTATCGGGACATTGTGATGAGAGACCGAAGCCAGATTAAGTTTCTTTTAGGCTGGATCAATCGAGCGCTCAAGCTGTGAACATCCTCGGTATCTCCTCTGTCGTTGAATCTGTTGGGAAGGTTATCGGAGACCTTCACACGTCCGATAAAGAACGGATGGAGCTGGAGTTAGAGGCGAAAAGAATAGATCAGGCTGTCGACCTCGGTCAAATGGAAGTTAATAAGGTCGAGGCTGCTAATCAGAATCTCTTTGTGGCCGGTTGGAGACCTGCAATAGGTTGGGTTGGTGCTGGCGCGATGGCCTATCAGTTTCTTCTCTACCCTCTTCTTGTCTGGGCGTGGGTCTGGCTGCAGGCCGAGGGTTATGTTCCCAAAGAAGTAAAGCCTCCTCCTATGCTGGATACAGAGGCTCTGTGGGTTATTTTGAGCGGGATGTTGGGGATTGCTGGCATGAGGAGTTTCGAGCGCGTTAAGGGCGTAGTGCCGCCTGCAAAGTCTTAAGTTTTTTTATTTTATATACTACGTTTTTAACATCGTAGGCCTGAATTGATAGCATTTCAGCTACTTTTTTTGGTGAACCATATTTTTCATAGTTGTTGATGATTTGCACTCTAATATCATCAGTCAATTTTGATTTGGTAGAGTTTCTTGCCTGTTGCTCTTTAGTTGCCCATCGACAATTTTCTTTGCGATAAGGACCATCGTTATTTATTCTGTCTAATGTCAAACCAATAGGCCTCGGACTCATATCGGCAATAAAGTTCCGTATGTCATGCCATTGTTCGCATACATAAATACCTCTTCCACCGTAGTTTTTATACTTGTGATGATGTGTTTTATAACATCTTGCCATCATTGAGTGCCATACCGGATAAAGCTCATGATTCCAGCACCCGTGTTTAGTATTTGTTTTTGCCGCTTTGGAAATGCCTTTTGATGTATCAAGTACAACGTGTGGGTTTCCGTGTTTATACCAGCGCAAATAATGCTTGTTACAAAAGCCTCTTGCCGTAACGACTGAGTGACAATTTTCTATTTTGCAAATATTCATACATTAAGAATACATCATTTTCGTACTTTAGAAAAGTGTAGCTCGGTAAGTTTCCTCTTCACCATTTCTCCAACTTCATCACCGTGGTGTTTCGCAATCTTTTCTATCAGCGGTAGCCGAGCCGCACGAGGCTTCGATAAAAGCCAGTGAGCCCAGTCTTGTACGACATACGGCATAGCAGCCTCATAAGCCTGCGCAATCTCCGATCGATCACTGGACTTCACCGCTTTGATGATCTCCAGCCATTGACCACGCTCTAAAGGCTCGGTGCTTTTCGATGGTGTCTGGGCATTCTGTGGAGGGAGGTCTCCAGCCGTGTTCGCGCCAGATCTCCTCGACAGGTCTGAAGGTTCGTGGGGATCGTTGGCTTTCAATCAGTTCTTTCCAGTTCATAGCTTCTCCATTAAATTATCTACTTCAGTCAGAAAATTAACAACGTCCGTTTCTAGGCTTTTAATATCCTCTTCAGACGGCTCAAAACGCACCACAAAGAGCTGTAGTCGTTCAGGCAGTCTAGGATCAAAGGAAACGAAATCGACCCACCTGCGACCCGTACAAGCCATTTGAGCCATCATCTGATTCTTGTAAGTTGTAGGCACTTCTCCAGCGGTTAAGTAGCTTATGTGTGTTGAGGTCTTAGGGCACTTAATCTCGATAAGCCCATCCTCAACTAGACCATCAGGCGATGCTGCAAAGTAAGGGATTGTTGGGTGATCGACGATAGCGATCTGTTCTACCCAACGTCCCGTCTTTATTTGATACGCGGCACGAGCGAGAGGCTCATTTAGTGTTCCCCATTCCATATAACTGTTCGTAAATGTCTCGGCTACCGTTCCTGTCAGTCTTTCTGCAAGGATGTCTGCAAGATAATTTGCCCTTGTAGCCGTACCCTTTTTAGCCCTTGCATCTGAGACGCGGGAAGCTGTCACCTTCCCTAGTCTTGCAAGCCTCCACTCCTCGGTTCCCTGTTCCATCAGAATGCGATCTCGTCATCGTCGTCTTTTCGACCTTTTTGCCCGAGCATCTGGAGGCTCTCAGCGATGATCTCGGTGGTGTATCTGTCGACACCTTGTTTGTCCGTCCACTTCCGGGTCTGTAAACGACCTTCTATGTACAACGGCTTTCCCTTTTGAACGTACTTCTCGATGATCTCGGCTAACTTTCCGTAGGCAACAACACGATGCCACTCGGTTTCTTCTTGAGGCTCGCCTTGTTTGTTCTTCCAGCGATTAGTTGTCGCCAACGTGAGATTCGCTAAAGCCGTTCCCGCTTCCGTGTAACGACATTCAGGGTCTTTGCCTACGTTGCCAATCAAGATCACTTTATTTACTGATGACATTCACTATTCCTTTTTCAAATAACCAACCAATCGTTTTCCTGTGAGCTTCTTCCCACGCTTGCCTTTTCTCTTCTTTCCCTGCGCCTCCTTGATCTATCTGCATGTGGCATCTGTAACAGAGCGCAGCGACCCGAAAGTCATGTGCTTTGATACCCGTTCCTTTACCGTCCTTTTGTTGATTAGAGTGAGCCGCGGCAACCGTTCCATCCTCGACACCACAGAGACCACAAGGAAGATCCCTGCAAGCCTCAAGTAGTTTCTTAGATCGCCAGTTCACGCAGTGTTCCTAATGTCGGCTCTCAGGTTAGCCTGCTCAGACCTCCAGATCTCGATCCTTGCTTGCGCTGCAATAAGATCCCACCGTAACTTCTCTTCGATCTGCACAGCAGCCTCTAATGCTTTTAGAAGCTCCAGATACTCCGGGTGAGCATAAGCGTCTCTTTCCTGAGCACCTAAAGCGTTCTCAAGACTAGCCTTCATCAGGATAGCTTTCTTAGACTTCCTGAACTCTTCTAAATAGACCCGTTGGGCTTTAGCATCGGCGAACTGCCGAGCGTGCTTAAGGATGTAGTCGACGGCTTTGTGCGGGTCTTTCATACATCTATAAATTGATGAATAGGAATATGAACACAAGGAACAACATCATCGGGATCTCCTCTGTCTGTACGGCCACCGGGGAGGATTGGATAGCCAACGCGAAACGTCCAATACTTCATCGTGTCAGTCCACTGGACAACAAGAACAACCGATCTTTGCGAAGCGTTTTGGATGCTGATGGCAGATCGTAACTTTCCAAAATCAAGCATATAAGTGTTGTAGTCGGTCGACTTACAATTTCTTATTTTTACTTCTACCCATCTGACCAGTTGCCCGTTCTGATAGGCGGCAAAGTCCATTTCGTAGAACTTAGGCAGTCGGTAAATGTCGTAGTTAAAGCGATCAGCAAACGTTTGCGCGACGGCTAACTCTCGTTTCCTATCAAGTTCAGTTTCGTAAACGGGTCTCACAGGCCTAGCTCCTTCTTACGTTTGTCTTTGGCTGCTTCGATTTGTTTTACAAGGTCAGGCGATTTCTTGTGCTTAACAAAAACCTCCTCATAAACCTTCCTAAGATCTTCTTTCTTAGCGCTGGCGATCTTCTCAAGATCCTTGTCGAAGTTGGATTCGGACATTACTTCGTGGGTTTGATTCTCACTGTCGTTATCGCCCTCTGTTGGGATGCAAAAGGCCTGCATGAGAGCGTACTTATAAGCCGCTGACATTGCTTTATTAGTTGCCTTATCACCGGAGTCCATAGCCTCGCCAATGGTCGATATGACGTGGCTAGAGCCATCTTCGCCGGACACAAGAGCGAACTCCATTGAGACGGTGACATAGAACAAAGCAGTCCCGGACTTGTTGACACGCTCAACAACCTGTCGGTCTGTAACGCGAGGGAGGATGCACAGCTTATGCTCCGCAAGGATGGGAGCCATTGCATTGTAAACATCGTCAATACCGCGAAACTGGTATCTCTGCGCTTCGTTAGTTCTCTGTTTGGCAATCCCTGCTTTGGAGATCGCACTCATCACCTTGCTTATTGCTTCGTAAACTTTCTGCATATCGTTTTATCCTGTAAAAACGTTCTATCTTATGAAAAGGAACATCATCGTCCCAAACAAAATCCCAAACACTATCGCTGTCAGCCAGTCTAGCAACGATCTCATCTTCTTCTCTTTCTCTATCGTGTTCATATAGCATCCTGTCGAAATAATAATCTTCGTTCATAGCAAAAGGGGCCAGCTCGGTTGTTATCTCATCACAAAGTAAGCCGAAACATTCGCGGCGCTGTTTTGGACGTGAAAAACGGTTTGGTTGACGCTTTTGTAACGCTTGATGGTTACGTTTGGGTCTTTGCGAAAAGCCCGTAAATCGCAGGCTAATCTAATGCGCGTCATTGCTTTGTCGGCAGTTAGTTTTGATGAATCTGCCCAGCGGAACAAAAATTTATTTGCTTTCATATCGCTCTCCGTTAGTTGGTGGAGTAATCTTAGCGAAACCACAAAGGCTTGCAAGACAAATTTAATACCAGCAGACGAAAGGCAGGTTCTACACGATGAGCGGCAAATCACCAACGCAACGAAGCCTAGAGAAACTCAGGCAAGACGGCTATCTCTGTCAGATTGTCGAGAAGTGGAACCCACATGCTCGCATCAGGCAGGACCTATTCGGGATCGGCGACATCCTAGCTATCAGGGACACTGAGACGCTGCTGGTGCAGACAACAAGCCGAGGGAATGTGAACGCAAGGATCAGGAAAATTGAGGAATCGGAGCATTTGCCAGCAATCCTTAAGGCGGGATGGAAGATCGAGGTTCACGGTTGGGGCAAGTTAAAAGCCGGGTGGACTTGCAAGGTGTTCGAATTCTGATTTAGACTTAAGATTGTTTGATAGCAGCGGCTACCCTGACGGGGGGAAAAGCAGACTCTTCACCTGCCTGCCGTTTGCACCTTTCAGTGAAGATGACTTTTTGAAGGAAAGTCCTATGCAGATCAAGAACTGGTCGAAGTTTCAGCATTTTCGCGACCGCAAACCACCGTGGATCAAGCTCTATCGTGACATTTTGGACGATAGGGAATGGCATAACCTTGAGCCAAAAGCAGCTAAAACGCTTGTCATGCTTTGGGTTATAGCTAGCGAGGACGATGGTCGTTTGCCCGACGAAGAAACCTTAGCTTTTAGGCTTAGATTGTCCATTCAGCAGCTGAGAAATGACATTTCAAAGCTCGGTCACTGGGTGGTACAAGATGATATCGACTTGATATCAAGTGAATATCAACATGATGCTCTAGAGAGAGAGACAGAGAAAGAGACAGAGAGAGAGGCAAAGAAACTCCCCAAAGCTACGCGTCTCCCCGAAGATTGGATGCCGAGTGCAGACGATCTGGCTTTTATGGCAAAGGAAAGACCGGATCTAAATCCACAGCATGTCATCTTCAGTTTCAAGGCATATTGGCTGGAGAAGAAAGGCCGAGATGCGGAGAAAAGGGATTGGTCACGAGCTTTCAAGAATTGGGTACTTAGAGAAAAGCGTGGCAATGCAGTTCAAGTTCAAGTCAGCAGCCCTTCAAACATGAACGATCTAAATCGGAGGGCAACGTAATGAAAGGCCACGACTTCGTAAACAACCTACAGCTTGCAGGCAAACCACCTAAAGCTGTTTTTATCGACTTTGTTGGACAACCGGACGATGACCCGGAGTATCCCGTTGTTGTCGTTGAGCCTAAAGACCGAGACTTTAGGTGGGTCAAAGGACTACGGGTGCATCTTAATGGAGGCGATCCTGACCACGTCCACCTTATCTTGCAAGCTCTGAAAATATGTGCCCCGGCCCGCGTTATCGCTAACTACGCTCCCGGCCTCTACTGGGATTCGGAGGTCGACGCATGAACTCAATTGAATTCGGAGATTGTCGCGAAATCATGCGTCGGTGGGCTTCTAATAACGTGAAGGTGCAAACGTGCGTAACCTCTCCGCCTTATTTTGGGCTTCGTGATTACGGGGTCGACGGTCAAATCGGTCTGGAGCAAACGCCCGAGCAGTACATCGCCGCGATGGTCGAGGTGTTCCGATGCGTGCGTGATGTGCTGGCCGACGATGGGACGCTGTGGGTGAACATTGGGGATAGCTATTACAACTATCGGCCCGGCAAGGGTCAGGCTTTAGTCAAGCAGTCTGTCAGTGCAACAAGACAAGATTTGCCGGATGTATGTGCAAGGCGTGGAAATAAGTTGGACGGGTTAAAAGAGAAGGACTTGATTGGTATTCCCTGGATGCTTGCTTTCGCTCTTCGTGCTGATGGCTGGTATCTGCGTCAGGACATCATCTGGCACAAGCCGAACCCGATGCCTGAGTCAGTGCGCGACCGCTGCACAAAGGCGCATGAGTACATTTTTCTGCTGTCGAAGTCGGAGCGTTACTTTTACGACCACGAAGCCAGCAAGGAACCGGCAGTCAGCGAGAAACCTGCTGGAAACAAGCGTCACAAGTACGCAGACGCATACAAAACTGGAACCAGTGAGGAACATCGCACAAAGGCCGGTTTAGTGGCGCTAGCTGGAGTTGAATGGGAGACCCGCAACCGCCGCAGCGTGTGGTCAGTCGCCACCCGCCCGTACAAAGGCGCTCACTTTGCCACGTTTCCGCCTTCGCTGATCGAACCTTGCATATTAGCTGGCAGCAGGAAAGGCGACATCGTGCTTGATCCGTTCATGGGAAGCGGGACAACTGCTTATGTTTCAAAAATTCATTCTCGTAAATATTTGGGATGCGAGTTAAATTCAGATTACAAAAAATTGCAGGAAGAAAGATTAAATACTCTGGGTTTTTTGACTTAAAAGGAAAATATATGAACGTCTTAGAAAACCTTGATTACAAGGCCTGGTATGAGCAGATGGAAGCATCTGTGAAAGTAAGACCCGCTGCCGACTGTATGGACGATCTCATTGAGGAAATGAGGAATCCGTCGGAAGAGCCCAACATCGTTATGCCGTTTGAGAAGCTCGCGGACAAGTTCACCTACCGCTTAGGTGAGGTCACGGTGCTTGCAGGCCAAAACGGATCTGGCAAATCCTTGCTTGCGGGGCAGATCGCTCTGCACCTGATTCACCAAAATCAAAAGGTGGTGATCGCTTCGTTCGAGATGAAGCCGGTTCGAACACTTAAGCGGATGGTGCGTCAGTGGTCGCGGTCGTCGTTTCCCACAATGCAGGCTCACGAGAAGTTTAAGGAATGGGTTAAAGACCGACTCTGGTTCTACGACGTACAGGGAACTGTAAGCCCACCTCAAGTTCTAGGAGTCGGGGTTTACTGCAAGACGATGCTCGGTTGCCAGCACTACTTTATTGACAGCCTAATGAAGTGCGTTCGTGGCGAGGACGATTACAACGCACAGAAAAATTTTACAGACGAGCTGTGCGGTCTTGCGAGAGATCAGAATATTCACATTCATCTTGTCCACCATATCAGGAAACAGTCGGATGACAACAGAACACCCTCTAAAAACGATTTGAAGGGGTCTGGGAGCGTCGCAGATCAAGTGGACAATGTAATCCTCATGCACAGAAATAAATCGAAGGAGCGCGATTTTGAGGCCAATGGTGTAGTGGATCATTCCATTCCTGATGCCTTCCTATCTTTTGAGAAACAGCGGAATGGTGAGTGGGAGGGCGTTGCGAAGCTCTGGTTCGACAGACAGAGCCAACAGTACGTTCAGGAAGTTGGAGGGCTGCCTACCGAATATCAGCCCAAAACGTACACTCATCGGGAAGCTCTAGCAGAAATCAAGCAAGACATCGAAGATGATGTTTTACGGAGGTCTTATGGAACCAACTAAAGAGCTAGCAAAACATCCTAACTGGCCGTTTCAGCAGACGTTAGTAAAAGGCAAGTGGGTTAAGAAAAAGAAAGTCACTAAGCGCGACATTTTGAAAACGATTGAGGAGTCACCATTTTGAACCACACAGAATTAGTCACTGCACTTGCTAAACCGGGATGCGACATCCTTGACGATCTCAGCCCGGATCAAGCGTTTGTGCTGCACATGACCATCGGAGTCTCTGGGGAGTCTGGAGAGCTTTTAGACGCAATCAAGAAGTGGGCGATTTACCAAAAACCTTTGGACATTGACAACGTCATCGAGGAGCTGGGCGACATTGAGTTTTATCTTGAGGGCATAAGACAAAAGCTCGGCCTTAACAGAAACATGATCCTCGAGCACAACATCGAGAAACTGAGAAGGCGCTACGGAACGAAATATACGAACGAAGCAGCGCAAAGGAGAGCGGATAAATGAGTCTTACCAGACTTCAAAAGCAGGCAAAGATTGATCGTGGATTGGCCTGTCTTAAATATATGCAGAAACGAATTGGCCCAGTGACAGTAAAAGAACTGGCCGAAAAGCTGAAGATAAGCCCAAAGTTGATTCAAAACGCGCTAATGCCTTTACTAGCCGAGGGCAAGATCACAAGAAGGCTGCTTTCACATCAGTCATCGGTTGCTAAAAAGATTGGCAGGGCATACGGTTATAACGCAGTCGAAATCAAGTTACAAAACAGAAACAAACCTTTTCTATGGAATAACCCTTTTGGAATTCAACATGAAAAAACAAGAACCGAAACAAGAGCGTGACTGGGTCAAAGTGTATCTCTACGAGAAGATCACCATTGTTCCCCATTACATCAAGAAGAACGTCTATGTGCTTCCCGGTGGCCGTGAGATTGACGAAGAAACATTAGTGGACGCTGGCGCATTTCAAGCAGCGACGTACCTATGGCCGAGGTAACTTGTAAAACCCATCCAGATGCACCGCATGGCTTTGACCGCAATGCCTCACATAATGCTGACAGGTATGTGTGTGAGTGTGAGAGTTGGGAACCAAAGCCTGTGGCTCATGTTTACCGGATTGAAACAAACGGCAGGCCTTGTGTGGCATGGGATGACGCAAGTGAAATTAAGGTCGGCGCAAAACTTTACGCTGCGTCTGGTCAATGGGTCGGTCTTACAAGCGATGACATTCACGATGCCTTTTGTCACGCTGAATACGATGCCAATCAGGATTGGAACGATGACCCTGAAGGCTGGTGCAAAGCGTTTGCAAGTTACGTCGAAGCTAAATTAAAGGAAAAGAATCAATGAGCAAACAAGAGCCTGTAGCGCATGTTTATCGAATTGAAGCAAATGGTAGACCTTGTGTCGCATGGGATGATGCAAGTGAGATTAAGGTTGGCGCAAAACTTTACGCTGCACCACCTAAACGTGACTTGACCTGCGTCTGCGGTGCTGTGTGGGAAGGTGAGCAGATGGTTCATGCACCACGAAAGCGTGAATGGGTTGGGCTGACTGATGATGATTATGAGGAATTATTAAGGACTAGGGATTGGGGTGTTTATTTGATTGAAGCCGTCGAAGCCAAACTAAAGGAGAAGAACGGTGGATAGAGACGACATTATCAAGATGGCGAAAGAGGCTGGAATCGAGTTTTACCCGTCACCAACAAACGATGTGCGGTTCTGCTTATTTAAGAACCTTGAACGCTTCGCCGCACTTGTTGCAGCACATGAGCG